GCCCGGCCTTGATGTTGATGTAGTCGGTGAATGTTTGCCAGCCTTTGGCGGTTTGCACAATCGGCTTGGATTCTTGAATGACCTGGATGTTGTCGTCTTTCTTTTCCTTGGCTTCTTCGGCGGGTTTGGCGGCAAGCTGTCGGGCGTCCTCGACCGTCGCGGCTATGAATCCGCGGAGTTCGTGTTCTCCTACGGCACCTCTGCTTCTGCGGCCGATACGATCACCCCGGTGATCTACGAATGCTCGACCAGCAATGGCAGCTTCACCTCGGTGGCCGATGCTGACCTGATCCCGTCCTCGGGCGCCGAAGCGGCTGTCGTTCTGTCGGCTGCTGGCTCGTCCAAGATCGGATATAAGGGCAACAAGCGTTACCTGAAGATCCGCCTCTATGGCGTCGGCCATGCCACCGGCATCGTGTCGGCCTCCCTGGTGGTTGGCGACAAGAACATCGCCTAGTGACGCTTCACTGAAGCGAACAATAGAACGCGCCGGGGCATCGTTCCCGGCGCGATCCTTTCCAGCAACTCACACCCGGAGAACGGCCATTCCCTCCTCCTCACCTGGCCATGTGGCCATTGTCGGTCTTGGGCCCTCGATCAACGCATTCGTGGAACTGACGAAGCGCCTGGGCGGGAACAAGGCCTACTGTGACGAGGTGTGGGGCATCAACGCGGTGGGCGATGTCCTCGCCTGTGATCGCGTGTTCCACATGGACGATGTGAAGGTGCAGGAGGCGCGCGCAGCTGCGCGGCCCGGTTCCAACATCGCCGCGATGGTCAAGTGGCTCAAGACCTACCCGGGTCCGGTCTACACGTCCCGGGTTCGCCCGGGTTACCCGGGTCTGGTCGCCTTCCCGCTGCAGGATGTCCTGAACGGCGGCTACGACAGCAACGGCGGCGCACCCTATTTCAACAGCACCGCGGCCTATGCGGTGGCCTATGCCATCCACATCGGCGTGAAGAAAATCAGCCTGTTCGGCATCGACTACACCCTGCCGAACGTGCACAGCGCCGAGCGCGGCCGGGCCTGCGTCGAGTTCTGGTTGGGCATCGCTGCCGCCCGCGGCATCGAGATTGCCATTCCCGAGCAGACTTCGCTCCTCGACGCCTGCGCGCCGGAGGCCGAGCGCCTCTATGGCTACGACTGCACGGACGTGATCCTGCACGACACGCCGGAAGGCAAGGTCGAGGTCGAGTTCCAGGAGCGCGCGGCACCGACTGCCGCCGAGATCGAAGACAGATACAACCACACGAAGCACCCCAACAGGCTGATGGCAACATGAACCTCGCACCCGTTCGCACAGTTGCGCCATCGGTCCCGCTGGTCACGCTGTCGGAACTCAAGCAGCAGTGCCGCGTCGATCACGATGACGAGGACTTGCTGCTCGACGGCCTGATCAAGGCGGCCACGGCCCACCTCGACGGCTATTCCGGCATCCTCGGCCGGGCGCTGCTCGAGCAGACCTGGCAGTTGGACCTGTGTGACTTCCCGTCGTGCCTCCTGCGCCTGCCGGTCGGCAATCTGATCTCGGTCGAGAGCATCACCTATTATGACACGTCGAACGTGCAGCAGACCCTTTCGGGGTCCACCTATTCGGCCCTGAGTGACCGCCTGGGGCCGTTCGTGGCGCTCAAGAACGGGTTCACCTGGCCTTCGGTCTATTCCCGCCTCGACGCGGTGAGCGTGATCTGGAAGGCCGGCTATGGCGCGACCGCTGCGACGGTGCCGGATGCCATCAAGCAGGGTGCCCTGCTGCTGGCGGCCCACTGGTACTCCAACCGCGAGGCGGTGAACGTCGGCGCCGGTCTTACGGCGATTGAACTGCCTCTCGCCGTCGCATCCCTCACTGCACCCTATCGCCGAGTTTCCATCTAAGGGAGAAACCCATGTCCGATCTTTCAATCACGGCCGCCAACGTCCTCGCGGGTGCCGATTCCACTGTCGAATACGGCACTGCAGGCGCCACCATCACCGCCGGCAAGACCGTCTATTTCGATGACACGACCGACAAGTGGAAGCTGGCCGACTGCGACGATGCTTCGGCCGCTGTCCGCATGGCTTCCAAGGGCGGTATCGCCCTCAATGGCGCCTCGGATGGCCAGCCCCTCAAGGTGCTGCGCCAGGGCGATATCACCATCGGTGCCACGCTGACGGCTGGCACGGCCTACTATCTCTCGCCGACCGCTGGCGGCATTGCGCCGCTCGCTGACCTCGGTGGAGGCGACAACATCGTGCTGATTGGCATGGCGAAGTCCACGACTGTCCTGAACGTCGCCATCAACTACACTGGCGCAACGGCGTAACCATGAGGGCGGGGCCGCTTGACCGGCGCATTGTGATCGAGCGGGCGACGATTACGCCTGACGAGTTCAACGCGCCGGTAGAAAAGTGGTCAACGCTTGCTTCGGTCGCCGCTGCCAAGGCCGACATCAAGGACGGTGAGCGGCTGCGGGCCGGGGCGGTGGGTTCCGAGATCACTACCCGGTTCCAGATCCGCTACTCGTCCACGGTCGCCGATGTCAGCCCGCGCGACCGCATCCAGTTCGCCGGCCGCACCTATGACATCGTGGCGGTGAAGGAAATGGGCAGTCGCGACGGCATTGAGATCACCGCAGCGGCGAGGAATGACTGATGGCCAAAGCCGTCATCAGGATTGAGGGCTTGCGAGAACTGGAGCGCAACCTCAAGGAACTATCTCGCGCCACGGCAAAGAACGTGATGAAGCGCGCATTGATGGATGCCGGCCAACCGGTGGCAGACAAGGCCGAAGGCCTGGCCCCGGTAAGAACGGGAAGACTGCAGAAGTCCATCGACATCGGCGGAAGCCTCACCCGCAGGCAGCGTTCGACCAGCCCGCGGCGAAGTGCTGTTGAGGTCTATATCGGCGTCAGTCGCTCACTGCCGCAGGGCCACCTGCAGGAGTTCGGCACGGTGAGCAATAAGCCGCAACCTTTCCTTCGCCCGGCGTGGGATGGTCTGAAAATGGCCGTCCTGGAGCGCATCAAGGACAGCCTTTGGGCCGAGATTTCCAAGGCTGCGGCCCGCCTCGCGCGCAAGCAGGCGCGGGCAGCTGCGAAACTCGGCCCCTAACCCATGTGCCGGTGCAAGGCCAGGCGGCGGCTGATCAAGATCACCGCGAAAAAGGTCATTCGGAAACTGACAGTCATCACCGCAAAGAAGGGCTGACATGGAAGAAACTCTTGTCGCCCTTCTGCTTAATGCTCAACCGGTCTCGATCCTCGTGGGCAAGCGGGTCTACTGGCTGGAACGGGAGCAGGGGTCAGCCTTCCCGGCAGTGGTTCTGCACCGCATCTCGGGTGGTCGCGACTATCACATGCAGGGGCCATCGGGCCTTGTCCAGTCCCGCATCCAGATCGACTGCTGGGCGCTCAAATATTCCGACGCGATGAAGGTGTCGCGCGCGGTGCGCGGCGTCCTGTCGGGCTACAGCGAGGGCGACCTGCAAGGGGCCTTCATCGAGTCCGAGCGGCAGTCGGTGGAGAAGGAAACGGATGGGGCGCAGCGGTATCACCGCGTGAGCCTCGATTTCATGATTTGGCACGCTGAATAGGAGTTCCAGCAATGTCCACGCAGGCAAAGATTGGCTATGGTTCGAAGGTCTACCTCTGGGATCCTGATGCGGGGCCGGCGGCCTACGTGCAGATTGCCGAGGTCACGAACATCACCCCTCCCAACCAACAGGTCAATCAGGTCGATGCGACCAACATGGATTCTCCCAACCGATACATGGAATCCATCCCTGGTATGACCGATCCGGGTGAGATGACCGTCGAGATGAACTTCGTCTCGGGGTCGGCCACGGATGCGCTCATCCGCGCCCGCCGCGCGGCCGGTGACTATCAGAATGCCAAGCTCACGTTCGTGGACGGCGACGATTGGGTGTTCAGCGCCTTCGTCTCTGGCTATGAAATCGGTGTCCCGGTCGATGACAGGATGACCGCCACGCTCACCCTCAAGGTGGCCGGCGAGATCGTGGTATCCTAATGGGGAACCCGCATCGCGGAGAGGCCACTTTCACGGCCTTCGACCAGGAATGGACTCTCCGCTTCAATACCAACGCCCTATCTGAGTTCGAAGGACTGACCGGTCTCAAGCTGCACCATCTCAAGAACGGCAGCGGCATAACCGAACTCCGCGCGCTCGTCTACGCCGGCCTCGGAAAGCACCACCGCCGCAAGCGCACCGGCCTCGAGTATGTCGGTGACATGATCGATGAGGTTGGCACGCTGGAGATGGGGCAGATCGTCAGCAAGGCGATGGAGACGGCGTTCCCGCAGCCGGAGGGCGATGACGAATCCCCTCATCAGGCGGCGCAGAACGAGGATGGCTCGACCTCCTGACCCAATGGACTGAGGCGGGGCTAGACCCCGCTCAGTTTTGGGAACTGTCGCCGCGAGAGATCGCTGCCGTGATGGAAGGCGCCGCCAACCGCATCCGGCGCGAACGCAACAACCTCGCATGGCTGGCGTGGCACATCGAGGCCATCGCACGCTCCAAGCGAATGCCGAAACTCAAGGGCCTGCTGATCGGTGACGGGAAACCGTCACGCCCGCAAACGGGCGATGAGATCAAGGCCATCGCTATGATGTGGAAATCTGTGATCGAAAAGGGGAAGCCAAATGGCTGACGCGACCATTGGCGCCTTGCGTGTGGTGCTGGGGGCTGACTCGGCCGCCTTCGAGAAGCAGATGGGTGCGCTTTCGTCCAAACTTGGGGCGATTGGGCAGAAGATACAGACCATCGGTGCTGGCATCGCGACGTATTTCTCTGTTCGGGAGGTCGTTAATTTCGGCACCGCAGCTGTCCAGGCGTTCGGCGAGTCCGAGAAGGCCATTCGCGCCGTCGAGGCTGCCCTGCAATCCACCGGGAACACTGTCGGGTTCACGTCGGACCAACTGCAGGGCATGGCGGCAAAACTGCAGAGCATCTCCAACTATGACGATGACGAAATTCTGGGCAAGGTCACTGCCAACCTTCTGACGTTCGGGAAGGTGACTGGAGAGACGTTTGATCGCGCCCAGTTGGCGGTTCTAAACCTTTCCGCTCGCCTTGGGCAAGACCTGCAGTCATCGGCAATTCAGGTAGGCAAGGCACTGAATGACCCCATCAAGGGCATCACGGCTCTGCAGCGCGTTGGCGTCAGCTTCACGGCAACGCAGAAGGAAATGATCAAGCAGATGGTTGCGACTGGCGACACGGCCGGTGCGCAGAAGATCATTCTTGACGAGCTGTTCAAAGAGTTTGGCGGACAGGCGGAGGCAGCAGCCAAGACCGTCACCGGCTCATGGCAGCAGATGCAGAATGCAATCGGCGATGCGATGGAGGCGATTGGTGCCGTCCTCGCGCCATTTGTTGAGATGTTCGCGGGCTTCATCAAGTCGATGGCCGAGGGCTTTACCAGCCTCGACCCTTCTATGCAGAAGCTCATCGTTGGGGTCGGCGCTGTTGCCGCAGTTCTCGCGTCCCTTCTGCCCATCATACTTGTGGTTGGCCCTGCCATTGCCGCGCTCGGTCCCATTATTGCGGTTATCGCTTCTCCCATCGGCATAGTGGTGGCAGCTATTGCTGCATTGTCGGTGGCGCTCAATGCGATGGGCATTGACTTCTCAACTCAATGGGAAGTCATCAAGATTGTATTTAGCGGCTTCATCACCTTCATGGGTGACCAGATCGAGTTCTTCAAGAACCTACTCACCGGCGACTTCGTCGGTGCCCTTTCCACACTTCAGCGAACCGTTTCCAACGTTCTCTCCACGATTGGGAATATCATTGAGACGCTATTCCCAGGGCTGGTTGCGTCGATGAAGCAACAGGCCGCCTCACTCGTCGCCACATTTGTTGATTTGAAGAACAAAGCGATCGAGGCGATGGCCGCACTCTACGAGGGCGTGAAGACGTGGCTTGCCGACAAGCTCACTTCGACG